TTGTTCACCAACCCCTGCACCTTTGTATGTATTGTACAATGCAATTTCTTCAGGACTTTTTAAATCAGTAACTTTTAAATTAGGAGAACCAGGACTTACTGCCGCTGTTTTATTTAAACCGAATAATTCAGTTGCTTTATCTTTAAAACCGGCCGGAAGTGTTCCAACTATTCCTGATTTAAATCCTCCAAAAAATCCTTGATCGGTTCCCATTGCCTTAAATCCACCGTAAACCCCTCCAGCTAATCCAGCAGTAATTCCACCAATTGCCGCGCTTTTAAGTGCATCGCCAAAGCTCTCACCTTGAATTAACCCACCTATTCCAGCCCCTAAAGCCACGGTGCCCGCAGTCCCTAAAGTAGAAGTTAAAGCACCGATTGGTCCAACAACTGGAGCTAAAGCCGTTAGCGCAAGAGGCACTATAATTTTAGCGGATTTCTTTAAGACTTTTTTAACTTTATTTACAATGTTTTTTATAAATTTAAAAAATTCAGGTTGCCCGGTATAAGGATTTATTGAATTGCTTTGCGAACCAACAACATAACGCTCTGGATCAGTTCCATCTGCGGCAATCGCTTGTTTGATTTGGCCAACAAGTTCCGGGTTCTTTTCGACAACATCCCGAGGTACTACAACTTCTTGTTCTGTAGCATGAATTATATAATTGTCTCCATTGCGACCCAAAGAAGCCATTTGGTCTGCAATTTCTTTCATTGAATTTATGCCTTGTTCAGGACCAAACATAATTCTATTATCGTCAAATTCATCCATGTTAGAGGTAATAAAACTACCCAAGCCCCCCGTAGGCATTGTGATTGTTTCAAACTCTTGCGCTCGGGCCATTACGCCTCTCCTGAAATTGCTTCTGGGGCAGTTACGGTTATAGAGGTACTGCGTCGCTCTGCGCCGGTCCACGATTTACCACAATCTGGACAACTACCATCCGGGTAACTCGCAACCTCTGCGGGGGTGTCAACTGCATTATCACAGTGTACACAATGCACTATATCAGAACTTGTCGCAGGTTTCCACTTAGAACCGTTCGACATTATTAAAATTGTGTCATCACTCATGTCGTTGTCACCGTTACTGTTCCTACCGCACCTGTCGCCCCAGAACCACGAACATGCGGTTTATTAATTAATGTTATCTTAACAAAACCATCCTGTTGAAACAATGCTCCATTTTCTAAACCTGAATCGTCCTCCTGTAAATCAGTTAAGGTAAGTCTTGTTGCCCTTTCTTCGCCTGGGTTCTGTTGCTGCTCCATATATACAGCAAAACTTCGCGTTAGGTTTGCAAAGTATTGTTGATCGTATTGCGTTGGCGGGACCGCGAAGAACGGAAGGATTAGGTTTCGTGACACTATTTCCTCCCATCAGGCCGTATGTCCAACCGTGGAGAGCCAAGTCGCCAACCGACACCTGTTGCCGTGGACTCAACTCTGACTGCAAAACTTCTACCTCGTAAACGCAAATTGACTTGATCTGTAAACTGTTCAACAGGAGCAGAGGCAGTTTTTGTAACTGCACTTGAAGTGGACTGAAGATAATTGCCTCCGGGAAAATTACGCGTTTTTACTGTTATATTTGCAACAGGGCTGCCTGCTGTCGATCCTCGAAATGTTAAGTCTGGTATTATGCGACGAATGAAAGAAAACTGATCTCCGTCTCCCAGGTCCATTTGGCTCGATTCAATATACGCAGTAAGTGCAGACCCATCGTCATCAAATCCAGATTCTTGAGTATATAAATAGTTGTTTGGCCCTGCTGCAATAGGATTTTCGAAGATACCACGATCCATCCAAAAGCTTCTTGCAAGTGTACCATAATACCAAACCTGTTGCTCGTAGTTATAAACTACATATTTATCATTTGTCGTGCTTGATCCTGACGGATAAAACCACCAAACTTCGGAAAACGCAGTATTAGTAGCAGCTACAACCTTTTCTCTTTGTTCCAGATTAAAATCATCAAATACAAAATCTCTTACTGAACATGGAAGTCTTTGTACCGTACCACCATACACATAGAACTCTTTGAGTCCCATCCAAAACACATTATCTTCAACAGCTATGGCAGCTAACGGCCCCATTGTTGTAATATTCTCAGACACAAGATTTACGCCAAAGGTAAATGGTGGTCCTAAAAACTGCATGGCATACAAAGATTCATCGGTGTACACCAAAATCTGCTGCCTTGTTTCTACAGCCGAAACAATCTCTGAACCAGAACCGAGACGCAACTCGCCTGCTGTATTGGTCGCTGTGGATGCCCAGTCGGTTAAAGATTCTTGGGACGAGAATCGTATAGCCAACGGGTCTTGGACACCCGGATTAGCCTCTGTATCACAACCAAACGCTATGATATGTCGGTCCCGGTCTGATACCAATATCTGTTTTGCTATGGTTGGTGCGCTCGTAGACCCTGTCAAAGAATCTAAAGACACCGCTCTTGAAGTGAAACCACTTGTTTTGTCCCAGTAATATATGCCACCATTACGCACATTAATAAGAAGGTCTTCACCAAAGTTATCGTGAGTCCAAATCCGTAGTGTATCTGTTTCTATGCTAGTGCTTGAGGCACTACCCCATGTCCCACGCCCCCAAGTTCCTGCACCCCATCCAGTTCCGTATACTACTGAATCTAATCCGGCGTTAAGTTGATACCTAGCTACACTGGTTAAGCCTCCATCACCTACGTCTGAACTGTTTGCAACTACTGGTGTCGGCACAAGCTGACCATTTACGGTAATGGATTGTATTGATGTATTCGCTTGTCGAGCAACAAATGTAAAAGTAAGTGAAGAAGGAACCGATGCTATTTCATATTCTTGATTAATTACATCTGCGGTTATGTTACCCCCTAAACTATTAACACCAGAAAACGTTACAAAAGATCCTGTTGTTGCGCCGTGTTCTGTATTTACAGTTACAGTAATTGTAGAGGAACCGTTTGTCGCTGAGAAAGAAAGATCGTCAAATACCGTTACGTTTTGACTTGAAGTACCTACTGATCCAACCGACGTAGTACCAGAAACTCCGGTTACACTAACAGATTCATCAAGATTTCCTGCAACAGTTACTTCTCCAACGGATGCCGTAAGACCGGGTGCAGACAGACCAATTATTTCATTTGTAACTGTGTTTGTGCTGCCTATTACTATAACAGAACCTACAACTCCTGACCCACTAACACCTGTGTTAGTTGCAACATTGTCATTTTTAGTTATTTCACCAACACCTGTGGAAGCAGAAACTCCGACTACACCTATCGAAATCGAGTTGTTGAGATCATTCGAAAGGCGAATAGGAGTAATATCACTGAAAGAACCACTGTCCTGATTGATATAGTATTTAAGGGATGTGCCAATGCCAATAAGTCGGCTATTATCTAAACCCACCCAAGGGTGCATAGCCCTTGCTGTCCCTAAATACGATGCAGGTGTAAACTTCTCCCACCCACCAATCTTCTCAGGCATGCCAAAGCGAAAACGCACTTTATCTACGTCAAACCAACCGCCTTCATTAGTGTAAGAGGTAGTTTCTCGATTGACACCTGGGCGAAACTGAAGTTTGGTTAGTGGCATCTAGCATCCTATGAGTTAAGTGCGGTCAAATCATCCCAAACACGTTGAGCATGTGCAGCAGCATCAAAAGAAACTTCGTTGCCTTCTGCGTCTAAATCTTTCCAACCACCCGCTGAAGCTTGTGCAGTTAAATATGTTTGTAGATTCTCTTTAGATGTAACCTCTTCAACTGCCCCAGATATATCTGCACCATCGTCTGATATACCAATCATAATCCAATCTTGTGGACTAGCGGTGCCACTATCGGCCACTGGATACATACCACCTGTTAACTGCGTTACACCAAACTTTAACCATGTTGGTATTGTGCCATCTGCCTCAAGTCTATACTTTACTACTTTATGCGCCATCTGTCTTATCCTCTAGCTGTGGAGTATTGGTCAAAGATGTCCTGTCCATGATATCAAAACCACGACTGTTTGCAAAGTCTGTTGGGCAGTGCGCCCACTTTTCTGCACACGCCTCTAACCACTGCACTGTGTGGTGATGCTCTGGTGCTTTGCCTTGTTTGATAATCTCGTTTTCCCAATTTAAATACGAAAACACCTCTGCCTGTGCTTGCGCTGCATTAATGCCTAGATCAAAGATGTAGATAAGATTGCCCTCATCTATTTGACCGTTACGACTTCTAGCTGCGTTTAATGCTTGCTTCATGCAGGTCATAATGTGATACTTAACTTCTTCTAACTCGTAGTCTTCTTCAGTAAGCTCGTCCTTACCGATCTTCTTCATCAGGTTGTCATACTGATTAGTAAAGAAGTTTAGCTTTCTTACCGCACCTTCTACATAGCCACGAGAGCTTGCCGCTTGTGCTTGCTTTTCATTTATCTTTACTTCAAGCATCTCACGCTCAAGATCATCTGTCTCAGTCTTAAGCTTACGCTCTAGCTTTTTGAGCTTTACTTCTTCTTTCTTCATCTTGAAGTAGCCTTCTTGCAAGGCTGCCTTAGTCTTTTCAATCTCAGCCAAGCTATGCTTGATAGAGCGGATAGGAGTAATAGCCGTGACATCGAGCGTTACGCTCATCATCTGGGAATGTGACTTATAGAAGTTACTAGATGCCTGTGCGATTGCAGGCGCTTTTTCCTGTATATTTGCCAACATAGATTTGTACTCAGGCTTCGCTTGTGGAAGCTGAATGTTTATGTCAGGTGTAGTAAGTGCTACTTCTTGTGTTGTATCTTTAGGCATTATGACGGCTTCGTTGGCATGGTGTGAGTATGAGGCCATCCTGATGCAGTTGGCAAGTCTCTCAATGCTTGACGGTACGTTGCCCACTCAGCTTTCTTTTCTGTGCTCAAAGCAGTATCAGCCATTTGAGTCCAATCAGATTCATCAAGAAATGCTGTTCTAGTGTTTCTTGCGCTTTCGGCTGCTTTGGCATCAACATTGGCACGATAAGCTGTGGTCTGTGCGTCAACCGTTTGTACTTTACCATCATCGTCCGTATACTCAGTAAACACTGGCCCAACAGAGTTGACTGTCATCCAGTTGCCGTTAGAATCTTGCTCCACACCAGAGCGAAAACTAAATTCGTATGGTGGTGTTACTGAGGCTTGAGCACTTTCCATCACAGGATCTGCACCAAGTCCATCCAGACGCTCCGCTGTAAGCGTTGACTCTAAAACAGGTCGAGTTTTCTTGTGCATGGTGCGGAAAGTTATTTCCGTCACCACCTCGCCTGTTTCTCTTATTCTTATTAGTCCCATGACTAAACTCCTTTATGTTGCGATTGCGTAGAAGATGTAGGTGGCTCCGCTAATGTTAAGATACGGTGATGTCCCACCATATGCAGTAATAGTAAAACCTGCATTGTAGGGGTCCATGTTGTCGTAGCCACTATCTTGTGCGCTAGTAGAGTTAAGTTCTAACAGAGGATCGTTCCCTGCTACAATTCCACGCGCTGTGTCTAAAATAAACCAATTTCCAGTGCTATCAGAGCGTTTAATAAGTACAAATTTAGCACCGCTGCCAAACCCACAGTCAATGTTCTGCGCATTACCATCAGCAGTATAGCTTCCCACCTTGGATACACCTGCCACGGTAGCGAAAAGGTAAGCTATGTAGGTATCACCAGACCCATTTACAGAAGCTGCTGTGCCTACCGTAAACACACTTGAAGTAGGCGCAGTATCATTCCACCTGTTAGAATTGTTTGATCTAGCGCCTGTAGTATCAAGTTGCACGTAATAATCTTGTGGAGCTGATGCGTCTATTCCTGCATGATAAACGTCCCACGATTGACTTGTATTTCTTTGCTTAAGCCAAATCATTTCGGGTGCAACACCAAGATTATGGTTCAGCGTCCTTGCGCTTCCTGTTCCTGTATAAGCAACCACGTCAAAATAACTAGGTGCACGTTTCCACATCCATTGGTAAGCATCAGTAGCAGTACCAGTATTTGTTCCAATACCTGTCATTAAATCTTGGTTATAGTATGTACCTGCATTACTGCTTTCTGCGTTAGTAGAGTTTGTGTTTAACTCTTTAGAATCTCCACGAAGCCTATCAAACAGATTCCAATCACCTGAAGAACCAACGTTTTTATAAATACTCATATCAACAGGAAAACCAGAAGTAAAAGTAGGTGGGCCTCCACCTGCGTTATCAATAGCAAACACATTAGTCGCACTGGTAGGCTGCGCAAGTGGGCCTCTACGTATTGCCATGTAGATGTAGGAACGATTTGCGCCATAATTGTCTATCTTAAAACCTGTTGGTGTTACCGCAATTCTGTTAGTTGTATTATCTTCAGCATCGCTTGTATTCCACTCTAACAACGCAGCTTGGCTAAGAAAGTCACCTTGCATCCCACGCATTGCGTCATATACATTCCAATCACCGCCACTTGAACTATCTGTTCTTTTAAACATTACAAATTGTGGCTCAAACCCTAAGTCAATAGTAGCGTCTTCATTTGCATCAGTAGTAAAACTCCCACACTTAATTATATCTTGATCTTGATTAGGGCCAAACTCACCGTCATTATTATGGTGTGCGAATAAGTAGGCTACGTAGGTTGCACCATTAGCGTTTGTATTAGTTGCCTCTCCAAGAGTAAATTCAGTAGAGGTAGGGTCTGTGTTGTTCAACATGAAGGTATTAGAAAAAGATGCTATCGTTTGATCTAAGCTTAAAAAAGTACTTTTACCTAAAGATCTATGATAAATATACCAATTTCTCGTGTTAGAAGTATCTTTAAATATTATCATTCCTGGTGTCTGACCAAGATTGTGGCTTATGGTTGTACCTGCTGTAAAATTCCCAGTATACGTCACAACATCAAAAAACTTAGGGGCTTTGCGGAATGTCCAAGAGACGAAATCATGTCCACTTTTATTTGCCATATTAGCAGTGCCAACACTAAATCCATTTGAGTTAAATGAAGTTAATGCTTGTGACTCTGTTGATTCTGCAAAAGATTCATGGCTAATTAAGCGTTTTGTTGCGCCACGTTCAGTATCATAAAGATTATGTTCTTCATTTACATCTGTTCTTGCTTTTAACCAAACCAACCCACCTTCGCCACTTAGGTCAATGCCGTTGGTAATCGTCTGTGCAGAACCAGTACCGTCATACAAAAACGTGCTAAATACATCGTCTACGTCAGTAGTCGTATTGCCAACTGTAGGCCATTTGTTTTTCTTCTGTAGCTCTACAACTTCGTCTATTGACCACACCCCTGGAGCAGAGGTTGTCTCTAGATTATTAGCAGGCTCAACAGCCGTGGTTCTAATTATATTTGCCTCGTATCGTTTATCTGACATTATGAAAGCCCTCCGTGTCCCGCAGACGTTCCATATTGTGCGCTACTCTGACCAGAGTATAAATCAGCCCAAGTAGAACTGTTGCCTGTTGATGAAATAGTCACATACTGTATTCCATTTCCACCACCAAAACTACTACTATAAAAGAAAGCATTAGTTGAGTTTGCTGCTGCACCTAATGAACTAGCGTTGGTGGATAAATCACCAAAATCTGTGGCATTTCCTGTGGAGGCTATAGTAATGTAACTAATTTCATCAGTAGCACTTGCTGTGATACCTCCTCCCAACACACCCCTAGTGCTATTAGAACATCCTGCGAGTGCTCTTATGGCACTTATAGTATCTCCAAAGTCTGTAGCGTTACCTGTTGAAGCTATAGTGATGTAATCAATTATATTAGTATTTGTAAAACCTTGCAAATAACCTGCTGAATGAACACCGCGAGTAGTTGAGTTAATTGACCCTGCACCTCTATATTTTCCATATGTTAAATTACCGAAGTCTATACTGTTACCAGTCGATGCGATTGTTATATAGTCCATGGCATTTATAACTTGGTTTGTATAACCCCCCATAAACACACCTCTAGTGTTAGTATTTACCGCACCTCTACCGTATCCATTTGTTACAGTATCACCAAAATCCTGCCCTGTGCCTCCACTAGAAACCGTCCAATAATTGATTTCGTTACTGTCTGAATCGCCACCCGCTTGAACTAAACGAGTTGCATTACATACAGCACAAGGAATGCTTAGATTTACAGGAGAATCACCAAAGTCAGTAGCAGTTCCTGCACTATCCATATTAAATTTGGCAATATCTGTGTTTCCACCACCTTGAAACATCATTGCAAGCGTAGGTTGAGCAGGCCAATCTGAAACATTCTGCATCTGCGTTGTGAGCGACCATACCCCTTGATAATTTGGCATTACTGAAGTCCTCCGTGGGCAGATGAAGTCGCAGAAGTAAACTGAGTGTTTACGGTCATGTCACCAAAGTCGGTAGCGTTTCCTGTGCTTGCTATAGTGACATAGTCAATAACACCAGAGGAATAACCACCTGCAAAAACACCTCTAGTAGAACTTGAGGTTCCATCAATTCTAGTTCTTCCAACGGTAAGATCGCCAAAGTCGGTAGCGTTACCTGTGGAAGCTATGGTAACATAGCCAATATTGTTTATATCTCCAGAACCACCCCCATGTAACGCTCTAGTGCTAGAAGCCAAAGCAGCGGCAGACTCACATGAAACTGTCATATTGCCAAAATCTGTAGCGTTACCTGTGGAAGCTATGGTAACATATTCAATGTCATCAGATCCCCCACTACCCTCTGCAAACCACAGACCTCTCGTGGAGTTCGCTGTAGAAAAGAACTCTGCTTTTGCTGAAGTTAAATCACCAAAATCTGTAGTGTTGCCAAGTGTATTAATAGTTACATACTGTATTCTGTTTGTAGTGCTAGGATCATTACCACCACCTGTTATGTATCGTGTACTATTTGATAGAGAAGAACAACTTGAGTTACCTGCTGCTAAGTTACCAAAGTCTGTGGCATTCCCTGCTGATTGGATGGTAACGTAGTCAATGCGGTCTTTTTTCTGCCCACTATTTGTGCCTCCTGCCCACATGCCTCTGGTGTTAGACCCACCTGCGGAACCCATATTTACCCTAGTTTCGCTTAAATCTCCAAAGTCACTAGCGTTACCTGTGGTGCTTATATTGAAGGTATCTATGCCTTGTTGATTTGCCGTAGAGCTTTGCCCTAGTGCTATGACTGCGATAGCGGCTAAAGGACTAACACTCCCACTCGCATCACTAGGCGCAGAATAACCAAACGCATTGATTGCCCAGACGTTAAACGTGTAGCTTGTGCCGTTAGATAAACCAGTGACTGTAATCGGCGAAGAAGTACCAGAAGCACCTATACCATCATTAGACTGCGCCCGATACCCAGTTATTGCAGAAGCACCTACGTCAGTGGGCGCTGTAAAGCTTACATCTGCTTGTGCATCACCTGCTGTAGCACTAATACCTGTAGGGCTATCTGGTGCATTCAACCCATCTTGACCTATAAAGCCGCCTCTACCTCTAGCCATGTGCGACTCCTATTAGTCGGTGATTTGCTCGTAACTTACAATTACTTCTAAATCGCTTGCTGTACCCGCAGTTGCAGTTATTGAAGTATTTTCTTCAAGGTATATCGCGGTGCTCTTGTCCAACACAATTAGTGAGGCATCCGCAGGAACAGACACGGTTGAAACGAGCGAATATGCGGTGCCCCCGCCTGACGCTGCGCTATGCACATCAATGGTTATGTCACAAGCATTTGTGCCGTCTACGTTTGCAACTTGAATCATGTTAACCTTCAAAACATCATCACTAGCTGATGCATTGCTTAGAAGTGTGGTCTGTGATGTTGAACTCAATGCAACCACTGCGGTTTTTCCTAGTATCGAGCTTACGTTTACAATGTTCGGTGCTGCCATCGGTTAGCCTCCTTTATCCAAACACAATAGCCATTGCGATGGCCTTACCAGTTCCAATTCCAGCACTACCGAAAGAAATAGTGCCACTACCATTTGTAACCAACGCTTGCCCATTTGTTCCATCTGAAGTGGGAAGGGTAAGAGCCGTTACAAAACTTTGTAGGTTTGCGTCATAAGCCAACACGTTTGACCCAATC